AGATGTAATAGGGATTATTATTCCTGCATATCTTCAAATGAAGAAAAGTGTTTTACCTACAAGGGTAATGTATCGAGTAATTAAGACAGTAGATGCCTTGATTAAAATAGGAGAAGCTTATGACAAATTAAGATTTTCTATTTTGAATGCAAAGTGTCTTAAAGATGAAGAAGGAAATCCATTATTTGATGAAAAAAACAATTACAAGTTTGAATCTGATGATGTAACAAATGATGTTTATGCTGTATTAGGAGAAATATTAAATGAAGAAGTGGATGTTGTTGTTTATCCTATACAATTTGATGACATATCAGATGTTGTTTTAGATGCAAATAGCTTAGAATTTTTAATAAATAATGAATTAATAACAGAATAAGATGACACAGACAAAAAAGATTAAAATCAAGAATATTGAGATCCTTACAGATTTAATGCCTACACTTAATGAATTAAAGTCTATTAAGATGCCGGGAAAGGTTGTTCTTAAAATTGTTAAATCAATTAATGCTCTTTTAGAGCAAATGAACAGCTATGATGAACTCCGAAGAGAAGTCCTTAACAAGTATGCTGAAAAGGATGACAACGGCGAGGTACTTACTGAAATTGTTAATAATACATTGGTTTACAAATTTCAAGACGAAGAGGCGAAAAAGAAAGCTGAAGAAGAAGTTATGTCGGTAATGAATAATGAAATAGAGATATTAGTTTGTGAGATTTACGATAATGAAATAGAAGAGATAGAAGGTATCACACCAGAAATTGTGGCTCGTTTATTTAAATGGGAATTAATAAAAACAACTGAACATGTTCAAAGTATCTAAATCACGCTGGAATCCAGCATCTGTTTGGAAAACATGGCATCCTTGCTGTGTTATTAGCCGTACTACACCTGAATGTTGTGTAGAAAAAGTATTTCGTACCCAAAAACCTAATGGGGGTGGCGTATTTGGATTTGGTAGTCCTACATTTAATCGTTCTCAAAACGCTAATGTCGGCACTAATTATGGTTCACCTGTAATAGCTGAATAATATGTTACTGCAAGTTAATGCAAATGACATTCTTTTTAGAACCACTGATGTAATTATGATATGTGGTGGCTTTATATCTTTAGTAGGGGCTTATTTTTATATGAAAGGAAGCGTAGAAAAGATAAGAGCAAGTTTTGATGTTCTTGAAGAAGGCCAAAAAAAGCTTATCAAAGATATGGAAAGAGAACACACCCTTATCAATTCAAGAATTGATGATGCTATTAAGAATCACAATGACTTGCGTGAAAGTTTGCACTCTTCATTACAAAAGAACTTCCAAGAAGTAAATAACTTGCGAGTTGACATTCAAAAGATGGAGACTAGACTATTAGAAAAACTTATAGAAATTAAAGGAAAATAATGAAATACATTAAAAGACAAGACGGATCAATCGAGTTTGAAAACGGAGTTATATTTTCAGAAGATGATCAGTCTCAGATGTCCAGATTAAGACAAGAGGTTAAAGATAAAGAAAATTTTAATAAGTTTTTTGATGCTGCATGTAAACTTAAAAAAGCATTTGATTGCAACATAGGTATCATTACAAAACTTGATGAGGATAAATAATGTTTGTTAATACACAATATTTTTCGCCAGTAGTAAGTGAAGGCTTATGTCGTGCTCATCCCCGTTCTTATGAATATAAAGAATGGTGGGAAGAGCAGAGGAGACGTTGTATTGATGGTTATGAAATAGGCGGAACTCGTATTACAGGCGATCATTATTTCTATCTTAATTTTTGGAAGATCAGGGGTGTGGATAAAAAGACTGGTCGTAAGGATTTAATTACTCCACGTTTTCTTGACATGGATTATGAATTTTTTCATGAAGTAGAAAAGGCAAGAAATTGTGGAAAGAATTTATGTGTTGCAAAACGTCGTCAGGTAGGTTTTTCTGAAAAAACTGCATCATTAGTAGGTAAAGAGTTTACTTTTTTTCCTCATTCTCAAAGTTTAATACTTGCTGGAGAAGAAAAGTATTCAAATGCTACTATGAGAATGGTTCTTAGGGGATTAACTTCACTTAAAGATACTGAATTCTTTAAAAGAAGGCTACCTGATGGTCTTGATTATGTTCAGGCGTCTTATAAAGTAATAGAAAATGGACATGCCATTAAAAAAGGCACTATGTCTGAAATATATAACATTACTTGTAAGAATAATCCACAAGCTACTGTAGGTAAATCACCTAGTTTTGTATTGTTTGAGGAATCCGGTAAGTTTCCTGGTATTATTTCTACATACCGTTACTTGCAGCCTTCTATGGAGGCTAACTTTGTAAAAACAGGCTTTGCTATTATGATTGGAACTGGAGGTGAAATGGCTTCTGGTGCTGATGAATTTGAAGAAATCTTTTATAAGCCTGAAACATATGATATGATGTCATATGATAATTCATGGGGTGAAGGATATTCTGATACAAAGGTTTGTTATTTTGTTCCTGGATGGAAATATGCTGTTATTGATGATGATGGTAATTCAAAGAAACAAGAAAGCATTGACTACATTTTAAAGAACAGAGAAAAAGCAAAACAAAGTAAAGATCCGTCTAACTGGATTCAAGTAATTACACAAATGCCACTTACACCTGAAGAATGCTTCATGCGTACGGGTGGTAATATGTTTGACATTGGAAGATTAAATTCTAGACTAGCTCAAATTAGAAATAATCGTGAGCTTTTAAATAAAGCACAAAAGGGCGATCTTGAATGGGTTCGTGACACCCTGGGAAAAATCGTTGGGATAGAATGGATAACTAATCAGGTAACGGGAAAGTTCATTATTTATGAACACCCTGAAAAAGATCCATCGGGCAATGTTTATTTGAACCTTTACAAGGCTGCAACCGATTCATACGATAAAGACGAGGCAAACACATCTTCATCTAAAGGATCGTGTCAGGTTTTCAAAACATTCAAAGATGTAAACTCAACATCCAGAAAATTTGTTGCACGAATCACGGATCGCCCTAAAAAAGCTGATGACTTTTATGAAATGACAGCAAAGTTATCGTATTACTATATGGCTCCTAATCTTATTGAGTGGAGTAACATTGGTATATTTAAATGGTATGAGCAAAACAATCTTTCTCATTTCTTAAAAGAAAGACCTCGTGTAGCTTATGCTAATGTAAAAGATTCCAAAGTAAATAATAAATGGGGTATTGATCCAAGTACAAAACAATACTGGCTTGTAAGATATAGAGAATACATTAAAGAAAATGTAGAGAAGATGGATGATATAGATCAAATTATAGCAGCCATTAACTTTAGAGATGAAAAAGGATATAACTGCGATATAACTATTTCTTCAGCTTTATGTATTGTTCATGAGGAAGACGATTTGAATATTCAGGTTAAAGCTAAAACCGAAAAGAAAATGGAGTTTTTCCATTACAAGACAAGTAATAATGGTTCCATGAGTATAAATTTTAATTAATATGCCACTACCTAATCAATTAATTCCTGATTCTCAAAAAGATATTGAATGGTGTAAGCTAAACGTCAGGAGTATTACCACTATGGTTGGTAGCACTTACTTGCGTAAGATGAAAGATAAATTTTGTTATGATCTTTATCATGGCATATTTAATGAAGCCGATTATGATTATTTGCGTAAAGTAGATAAATATGAATATCCGGCTAAAATTAGATTTATACCTCTTTTGCGTCCAAAAGCTGATCTTTTAAAATCTCAAGAGACTCAACGTCCATTTAACTTTCGTGTATTTACTGTTGATCAGTTAAGCGTTCAAAAGAAAGCAGATATAAAGACAAAAGCGTATTTAGATATAATTAAACAAAAGCTTTTTGCAAAAGCTGAAATGATATCTAGTGCTAAACGTCAATTAGAAAAAGCTCAAGCACAAATTATGTCTGTACGTCAACAGGCTGCTGAACAACAAGTTCAGTTAACCCCTGAACAAGAAATGGCGTTAGAAGCTGCTGAGTCTCAACTTAGACTTTCAATGAGCCCTTTAGATAGCGTTTCTCTTATAACTAATGAAGAAATGCAAAAGGTTGAAATGTATTACAACTATACATTTCAAGACTTTATTGAGATTATAGCAGAAAAATCTCTTAAATACATGATATATAAACATCGTATTAGAGATTTATTTCAGCATGGTTTTGAAGATAAAATATGTGTAGATAAAGAGTATTATTACGTTCATTATCATCCAGGCGATAAAGATCCATTAGTAAGAAGAGTAAATCCTCTTAACTTTTATTATTCTAATGATGAAGAAGCAGAATGGGTAGGAGATTGTGAATGGGCGATGGAAGAGCGATGGATGACTATTCCTCAGATTATTGATGAGTTTAAAGTTGAGCTTAAAGCGGAAGAATTGGAAAAACTTAGAAATAAGCAGTTTGCTTTCTATGATTCTGGTAGGTTTGCTTATTATCCTAATACATATCAGTTTGGTGTTCCTGCTGATTACAATACGGATAATTGTAATAACAACTCTCTTTATGCAGGTACTTTAGATTTGTCAAATAAAATTAGAGTATGTTATTGTGTATGGAAATCTACACGAGAACTTAAGTTTAAAAAATCAAAAAACAAATACATTGAAGATTTAAAATACACTCATTGGATGAATGATGGTGATAAACCTCGTTCAGAAGATGAAGTAGAAGCTAGATATGTTAATGATATTTGGGAAGGGGTGCTTATTGATCAGGATATTTTTGTAAGAATGCAAAAAATGCCTTATCAGTTAAGAAGTATTGATGATTATGGTCGTGTAGAGCTTCCTTATGTAGGTATTGCACATAACAGCTTAAATAAAAAGCCATATTCTCTTATTTGGGCAGCTAAAGATGTTCAAATTCTTTATAATCTTATTCATTACCACAAAGAACTTTGGATGGCACTTTCAGGTGTTAGAGGATTTATTATGGATAAATCTCAACTTCCTGATGGCATGAGTATGCAAGAATGGTTGTATCAGCGTAAGCTTGGTATTGGTTGGATTCAAACAGTACGAGAGGGGTTAGGTCGTCAACCTTCATATAATCAGTTTCAAAACTTTGATGATACGGTTTCTCCTGCAATTCAGTATTTAACTATGATGTTAAATCATTTAGAGGAATTAGCTGGTCAAATTATGGGAGTTTCAAGGCAACGT